TGCTTCTTGCAATTGAGCTATAGCTCTACTAGCTGTAACCCCACTTGGATTACGACCTTGAGTTATATCGTGAACTCCACTAACAGTATCTGCAAGTGATATTAAACTATTAGCCATTGGTAAACTTGATTGACTAATATTTCCAGCCGGTAATCTTTGTATTTGTTCGTGTGGTCCATTAGTATAATAGACTTGTCCGGGCTTATCAGAGGGTCTATTTCCGGGTGTCTTCATCATACTTTTAGGCATAACCACTGCTGGATTACCGTGATATATCATATTATCCATAGCTTGTGATAATGTTATAGATGATCCTACAGCTAAAGATTCTACAACTTCTGGCTCACCTTTACCCCATATACTATGAGACGATTTATAATTTTGAAACATAACTAAAGGAACGAATGGATAGGGTGCTTTTCCTTTTTGCAAAATCACACCATCTGCCCAAGTTGCTAATTGCATTTGTCCATCTTCATAATACCAAGCCTCTTTTAATAATGCTTGACCCTTACCGTATGTTTCTGCTGAATCTAAATCTGTTCTTATTGGTGATTTAGTAGCCATCTCTTGTCCTTCTATTCTTCCGGTTGGACTAGCTAACTTATCAGACTGTCTTATAAAAGATTTATGCTCATTTAACTTACCTTCATTTTTAACATATTTTCCATTTGGGAATCTTTTTACTATATCACTAAGGTATGTAGGTGTTGCAAAGATAACACAGTTGGAATCTTCAATATTGGTAGCTAACGGATCAAAATAAACTGTGTAAGGGTCTGGTACTGTGAAATTAATTTTCCCCCCTTGCATTGCACATTTAAGAAAGCCATTACCAAAAATTAAACCATCTCGTTTCATTCCAGCCACAGCACGAGATATTTTTCTTTTATCCATTTCTGATTCTACAGCTTCTTGAGCAATTCTAGCTACTGGTATTTGGTCTTGCCTTTTAGGCATTATATCAACTTTGGGATTTCTATCAGTAAGAATAGAATACATAGTTTCTACTATAGAGTGTATAATATTAGGTTCAATCCGAGATTTGTATTTTGGTAGGTTAAATGGCTTTAAAAACTCACCAGCATACAATTCTTCGTTTCGTCTCCATCTAGGTATTTTATGTTTTTTAGCTTCCTTAGCTGAAGTAAATTTACCTTCTAAATAGTTAAGACTTTTAGCCTCTTCTATAGAAGGAGTATGTCCAGCTTGTATATCTACCGAGTCTCCAGTATCTTTATATTCTTTTCTAGCCATTATTGTATCGCCCCATCATCATCTGGTCCGGGAATATGTGTATTTGGAGAGTACCCACTATCAGCTGAAGCTTTTTGTTTCTGGACAGATTTTTTAGTAGCCTTAACTATTTGGGTCTTAGATGATATTCTTTTAATTTTAATAGTCAAAGAACTACCTCCAGTTTTTTTATTGGCTTTTTTTACTGTTGCATCAATAGTTGAATTATCTTTAACAGATTTAACTTTTTTAATCTTAATATTCATTAATAAACCTTTTGATCAAGCATCCAATGTAATTTCTTTGGTTCAACTTTTTTAGCTTTCTCTTTTGGTTGCTCTTTTGGTTTATCTTTTGGTTGCTCTTTAGATTTTACTACCTTACTGAGCTTATGTTTTTTTACAATTTGGTAAAGACCATTGATGTTTGACTGAATCTCTTTCAATCTTTTTTTAGCTTGATTGATTTCATTCTGAACTGAAACCTTTGTTCCTTGGGATGCTCCCTCAAGTTTAGTCTGTAAACTAGCTAGTACACTCTTAGTAGCATTTCTATCCCCTACATAGTCATCTATCTTCATTTGAGCATCACCAGCAGAACTTGAATCGTATTTTCTTCTTCTATCAACAGTTTTCTTTTCATCTGTGAGTCTTCTGATCTTTATTTTTTCTTTTGGGAAATTTTTAGTCATATCTGCAATTTCAGAATCCAATTGTCCAGACCTTTTTTCCATTGATACATTTTTATTTTCGTGTAAATTACTTGCCTTTTTAAGTCTTCTAGCTTTTCTTCTCCTATGTACATTTGGAAAAGTCTTTTTTAACCAACTTCCGTCACCTATAGCCATTTTTACCCCTTTTAATTAAAGTTCATTGTGAATCCACCATTAATAGATTCTTGTGTTAATCTCTCAAAGTCTCTTTGCATTGCATTCTTTTTTTCTTTTTTTATTGCACTTGGTGCTTGTATATGTGTCAAAGCATATCTTAAGGCATCAACTGCGTGATCTTCCAAGTGCGTATTTAAATCTTCTGGTTTTCTTTCATCACAAATTTGTTCTGGAATAGTCCTTGCTAAGTTTGTACAAGTTCCTTTTATTATATAAAAATTTGATTCAACCTCATCATTGTGATGCATCATCTGTGCTAAATTTCTCCAACCATTAATTCTATCATTATTAGCCGGTTGTAAATTTGGTACAAGTTGGTTACCAGCATCCCCCATTAACGCATTAGCAATACTTCTATCGCTGTACATTTGACTAGAAGGGTTATTCCAACTCATAGGGTTTCTGGTCCACATCGAAGGATCACCCAAAGACATCATTATACTTTCCTTACTCAAGTCTCTGATTTCCTCACCCCACTCCATTGGATGCTTCTCAGTACCATATAATTCTCTATAACAAAAAACTTTGTTCTCTGGAGTTACTTCAATCCATAAGGCACAAAATGGAGCTGAATAACCCCAATCAATACCAATGTATCTTAAATTATTTTCATCGCCAAATCCTAGTGTTTTAGCCTTCTCATCGGATATTATATGCCTTGTTGGGTGAAACTCCTTAAAGTATTGTCCAGCAAACACATCCCAATCACCATTCCTCCAAGCACTTCTTAAAGGCTCTGGTAAACTTTCTAAAAATTTTACATAGTCCGGATCAGCCTCTTTAAGAGTTGGATTATCATCTATCGTAGCCGGGATATAAATCCTATATCTTCCACTAACCTTACCCTTATGAGCAACCCCACTTTTTTTTTCACCTATACAGAATCGTGCCTTTAACCAATTGTGACCACTCCCTCCGGGGTTAGCCGTAAGAAATACTTGTGGCTTCACGTCAGTAGTACTCCTTACTGAAGATAATAGTTTCAAGTAGTCTTCCTCTCTGGGTATCTGCCCTACCTCCTCTATCAGTAGCCTATTAATATTCCAGCCTTGAGTAGATTGGTACGCATCTTTATCCTTCAGATGAGCAGTATATATCTTTGCTCCATTCGGAAACTCTATTGTAGTAGGCTTACCAGTAAATCTTGCCCCTATATATAGTTGACTGGCTCTATCTAACCAATTCCTTAAATCAGAGTGATTCCTTCTAACTACTAGTCCTATAAAATTAGGGTTTGTAGTTCCCTTGAGCAACCATACAATTCCAGCATCAGTTTTACCACCTCCTCTTGCACCACCATATAGTATTTCGTATACAGATGCGTCTATAGAGAGCGCTAATGTCTGCTGACCCTTATGAGGAGTCCAGATTGATTTCAAAAAGCCGTAATCCGTGTAGTTTTCGTGTTTTTCACGGGTTTATTCTACTTCTGGTTTCTTTTGTTCTGGTATATATACGAAACCTAAATTTTCTTTTCCCTCTACTTTGAGTTCACTACTCTTTAATGAAGGTATTAGTCTTTCTATTACTAGTTTAGCACAAGTCATTGCGTCTTTGTGTTGGGTTGATGTTCCTAATGTTCCGGCTATTTTGAAGATATTGTCGACTAAATGTTCACCTTTTGGATTTGCTCTAAAGTCATCGACTATAGCATTACCTTTGGGTCTGCCGTTAGGATTTCCAGATTGACCAGCTTTCCATTTACCATCTTTATGTCTCTTGGGGTGATCTTCTGAATCTTCTATTTGCTCTTCTATTACTTTGTCGTTTGGATTTATTCCATTCTTTACTATCTCTGACATATTAGTTTACATCCTCTGTTTTTTCATCATCTAGTGTTTTCATATAGTCTTGGTAGTTGTCGTAGTTATAGGCAGTTTGTGATGTTTCTGTTCTATCTTCATCACTATATGCTTGTACACCAGTACTAGTAACATTGGTTACGGCATTACCATAAGTTTTAGAACCAATTTTAGTTCCTATTATAGTGATTATTGTACCAATGAGTATTCCAGATATTAAATAG